AAGAAAATTGTTTGAAAATAATAGTAAGGCTATGAGAGGTATGAATATAGATGAGCTAGCAGAGTACCTCACCGAATCTACAGGTAAAGTTTTTAAACCTGATGCAAAGACAGGACAAGTCTGGAGTAACTTCTCTATGACAGGAACATCCATAACAGAGGGCGGTGTCAACATTGCTTTCGGTATTAAACCTAGTGGTCGTTTTATTGCATCAGTTAGTGATGAACATAACTTCTTAGAGAAGATAAAATTTATGGGGATAGGTAAGAGGATAGAGAGTAGCTTACCTAATAGAGTTGTTATGATGACTACCCCCGTAACAGGGAAGATAACTAAGTTTAAGAAAGCAGAGGGTAGTGGTGCTAAGAAAACTATCTATGAAAAAAATAGAATAGCTATGGATAAAGAAATGAAAGATGAGAAATGGATGACAGCTTTAGGTTCTATTACAGATGCTAAGGCTACACGACCTGACCTAATGTATGAGACTGGAAGACAGTATCAAGGTTTAGGTGCAGGTAGTGCAGGTCTGTTCAGTTTACCTGATGCTAACGAGTAGTTCACCGGTGAACTGCTAGTGACTAGTCCTCTCCTCGAAAGACATAAGGGCATCATCTATGTGTAGATAACCAACCTCCTTATCAATCCACTGACTCCCTTGGAACTCTGTGTTCTGCGGGAGTTTTTTTGTGTGCCATTTAAAATCATAGCCTTCTTCTTCATCCTCTAAGTTAGCAGGGTCAAACACATACACAATGTGACTGTTAGTTTTATTAGGCATAGACACTGCATACCAAAACTCTAGCTTGTGTTCTCTTGCAAAGTTCTTATTCCAGTCATACTTCATCTTCTCAATGAGAGTATCTGGGTAATGCTTGTTCCTACATTTAATCTCTAGCATAATGCCGTGCTCTTTATCGAAGGCATCATATCTAGAAAACTTATCATCCATAGGTTCAAAATTATATTCCAAACCATTGAGTGCTTTAATGATTTTATTCTCATTCATAAGCTAATTTCCTGTTTTGTGAAAAAAGTGGGCTCGAAATCTTCGATTCTCGAGGACTTCTCTGGGTAAGTAAGGGGTAGGGTAAGGTCATTTCTTCCAATCTGTCCTCCATAACCTAGGGTTCCTCTCATCTTTCCGCTTCTGTTTTAATTCTTTTTGGAGCTTGGAAGTCCCATCCATCTGGACGAGACCCCAAGTATGTTTAGTTGATGCTTGTTTATTAGCCACCAATCCAACCAAAGAACATAGCCACTACAACGACAGCTAAGAAAACAGTAAGTGACCTATTTTTTAAAACCATATTGATATAGTTTTTGTATCCCTTCATAACTTTTACTCCTCTATTATTATTAAGTTTAACATCTATCTGCCTCAGTGTTTCGTCTACTTGTTTTTGTAGAACAGGTATCTGCACCTTCTCTTTCCAAAGTTTGCGTACTAAACTTACTCTCATACGAGCCACCCTTTCCTCAGTGCTTCTAGCCACATAACTACATAGACTAGGCAACCTGCAGAAATCATTGATGATATAAATGCTAGACATCTCACCGCTCTTTTAAAAAGTCTTCTCATACTTTCCACCCCACACATAAGGATGAGTCAACAGGTGCGTGACATTGTAAGTGTTGCATCTTCTCTTCAACCATAGTACAACCTGTTAAGGTAATAACAATTATTTGTAACGCTACAATTAATAATATTGTATTTATCATTCTATCTCCCTCTCTTCCTCAGTTAAATCTACCATCTCACATACACTGCCAGTACAAGCTAAAGTTTTCATACTTATTGTAGTGTCTGAGAGTTCGTATTCTTTGATTCTATCCCAGTTTACAGACTCAGGCATATTAGCAAGAGCCTCGAGATAAATCTCCTCATTACAGTCCTCATATGGAGCTTGTTGATAACTGTGGTCTGAGTGTGGTAAGAAACTAACACCACTCACTTCATCAAAATGTTTATAGACCCACGCTCCAACTTCCATCCATTCGTGTTCCTTAACACTGATTGTCACACTAGGCTTGTGCTCACAGTAGTATCTCTGATATGTAAGCCACAGTTCTAGCTGTTCGATAGCTGTCTTATCATCTCTTAAGACTGCACCCTCTGGTGCTTTCATAGGAAATGTAAACACCTCTACACTATCAGGCTTCATAACATCAGGCTCACAAGGTATACCCTCATCCTTCATAAGCTGTGCGATAGGGTCTTTAACATCTGCCCTAACCCTGCGTAAATAATAACTGTGATGTCTAGGGTGAATACCTGACGCTGAGTCTACCAGTTGGCTGACTGTCCCACTAGGTTTGATAGCGGTGATAGCTGTCGATTGATTGATTCCTAATAGTTCTGCCCAGTGCTTGTTAGTCTTGATTGCCTCGTTCTTTAATTTCAAGAGGAAATCTGGGAGGCTTAACTTACTCTGCCATCCTCTGTCTTCACTACTACCATTCATAAATGAGTTGTCCATAATACCTGTGAGTGATACACCTAGTAGTGCTTCCTCCTCTGTATTCTGTACCCACTTAGGTCTCAATCTCTTGAGGCTAGTAAGTGATGCTTGGAATGTACCCAGTATGGTAGCTAGTCTAACCTTACGGAGTATATCCTTCTGCGTGTCTTCCGCTCTCACCACAACCTCGGTAAGATTACAAAACTGTCCATCCCTAAGAATGATTTCACTACAAGGATTGCAACCGAACTCGTGCTCAGTGTTCCTCCTTCCTGAGTTTTCTACTTGTTTAATTGCTGCTTCCCTATTAAAGATACCACGCTCACCCGATTTAGAATCATACAGCGATAGCCATTCCTTCATAAAGATACCCATATCAGGCTTTTCTGTATAGCACACGCTGTTGTTACTGAGTGCCATTTCAGGTGTGTCTATCCACCACTGTCCAGTCTTAGCACTACGCATACGCTCATCAGTTAGATTGGATAGAGATATAAGTGCTGACCTACGCACACCACCCACAACCACAACCTCTGCTATCTTACACATCAGGCGGTGGCACTCATAAGAGTTTAGTTTCCTGCCTGACGCATTACTAAAGATGTTAGTAGCAAAGTGAAATAAATCAACCAGAGGTTCTGGACCACTAGCCCTACCACCAAAGGTCTTAAGTCTAGAACCTTTAGGTCTGACCTTAGAGAAGTCCCAGTTAGGTATCTCGCCCTCAAATAAATAATTAATTAATTTTCTAAAGGCTGACTGCCATCCCTCCTTACTATCCTGTACGACAATAGTATCCTCGACCTCTACTATCTGCTCAGGTATCTCGGGTAGTTTACTTATATGCTGTCTCTCTACACTAAAGCCTACACCAGTCCCGTGCATCAGAATGAATAGACACTCATCAAATGCTTTCGGGTGGTCTACGCTAAGGTAAGCACAGTTATATCCTGCTATATTATTCTTAGCTAGTGCAGGACCTGCTGTCATTAGTGCTCTCATACTAGGCATAACTTCTAAGTTACATACTGCTTCTTCAAGTATCTTCCTAGTCTTAGGCACTAACTCTTGGTTGGTATGGCTTTCGAGATGCCACTCCATAAAATCAAAGTAACGAGCAACTGTTTCTTCCCAAGTCTCTCTTCTGTTTTTGTCGGGTAGCCACCTAGCATACCTGCTAAGGGCTATAAAATTTTGATAATCATTTGGTAGTATCTTCAAGATAATCTCCTCTCTTTTTTTGTTCTTTCTTTTTGTTAGTAATAGTTTTAGTATGCCATAGCCTATCATACCTTAAGGCATACTTCAGTTTGTTCTTGACAGGGTGAGGTTTGTTAGTCCTCATCTATCGGTTCGATTTCAATGTTCACCATCTTCTTCCCATTGTCATCTAAGTAAGTATTATATTTTAATCTGCCTTGCCTGTGCATAAGTACAGCATCAGTTATCCCTCTATCATAGCATTTAGTTCCGTGTCTCCACAGTAACCACGCTCCTATAATAAGTAGACCTATCTGTAGCAGAATAAAATTCTCAGTTGGTATCATCAACATCTTCAAACTCCTCTCTCTTGTCTATTAATTTATCCTCGAACTCGTGTAAGATATCTTCTGTTGTTATATCTAATACCTCACACAGAGTACAAGGGTCTATGTTCTCTTGGACTATGCGTTCCTTTAATTCATTCAGAGTTAGAGCCATTGCTCCCCTCCTCTTGCTGTTGTTCGATAAGTTTGTCCAAGTACCACCTAGCCTTCTTCAAGTCATATATACCATCCTTGAACCTCCACCTGCAAATATACTTGCAAATATTAGAGGTTAGATAATCCATCTTTTGGTCTACTATAAAATCTATGACCTCAATATTACCTTGCTTGTAGTGACTAGGATTAATCTTGTCACCGGTGACATCTTTTGGTGTATCTAGTACACCCTTATAAGAAACTTCTAATCCTTCAATGTCCATTCTTTAAGCTCCTTTATTTGTTTAGTAGAAAATATTTTAATATCATACTTATCACACCACTGACGATAAGTAATCTTATTACCCTTGGCTACCTTAGAGTCTGGGCGGGGCATCAAGAAGATTAATTCCTTGCCTTCAAACTTCATCTGTTCAGCAATTGATTTATACTTCTGTCTATCCCCACTCCGGAAGAACCCTTTAACCTCGATATGATACTTACCCTTAACAAAGTCTGGGGTGTAGTTCTTTCGTATCGTATAGGCTATCCTACAGGGCTCATACTTCCACTCTCTGCCTAGTGCTTCCGCACATTCTTTCTCTAACTTACTCCGAAACTTTGTTGCCATCTTTATCCACCTCTATAACATTAGGTAAGTTCTCTACTTTAATTAAGTATCGTGGTCCATTAGAGTACAGGAATGTTCTTAGGTCTTCGCCCCAGCACTCGTGCTTGAATGAACAGTAGCTACATCCAACAGGTAGCTTCATATTGCCAGACTTACCATCAGCTACTGGTTCATAACATCTCTTAGGTGGCTTAGATAACTTGACTATATTCTTGATAGATTTAATTCTTTCTACTATCGAGAAGAAGTTCAGCTTAGTCCAGTACCATTGAGACTCATCAGCCATATCATACTTGAGGTATGTCAGGTGTCCGTTGGTCTTATCCATTACTAACCAACCTACATCTGTCGTACCCTCTGCGTGAGCATAGCCTTTGATTTGGTCTATGTATCCAAAGGGGTCATCGTTAATAAGAGAACCATCCTTGAATTTCTTGAACCCGTAAGGTGATGCAGACTTAACATCTGTCAGTACACCATCTATCTTACAGTCCATAGAACCTTTGATACCATCTACTTCTACTCGCTTCTGTTCGTGCGTCACATCGTGACCGGCAAGTTTAGTGAGTGCTAGTACCATCTCTTCAATCAAGTGACCGTAGAGAAATTTGATTCTAGTGTGAGGCATAAGTTCCTCACCCTTATATCCATTATAAGAATACCACAACTGTCTATCCTTCTTACCTATGTTAGACATACGGAGTTTGCGTCTATCAAACTTACTCTCTGTGATATTGTTTCGTAATATATTCTTAACATTCTCACCGAATGTTTCTATTACCTGCTCGACATCCACACCTTCCGTAATTTCTTTGGTGTCAATCATACGATATATGTCGCTTACTATTGTATCTGTACTCATTACTTAGTCTCCTTTGGAATAGTAACATCGCTCCAATGATGTTCACCTCTTTCAAAACCTAAATGGCTCATAGTATAACTAAGTTTTTCTAGGTTCCTTAAATCACTAAGATATAAATCCTGTGTTTCACAAATCATTTGATTCGCACTTCTTAGTTTGTTATAACCATCACAAAGTTCTTGATAGTTATCTTTGCTTATAGTAATAACTACCTGTTTCTTTTTATACTTTACTGTTGTATCTGTATTCATTGTTGTTTCTCCTTGGTTAAATAAAATAAAACTTTCTGTATTGATTCTACTGTATCACCTAAGATACCTATAGACCTATTACATTTATTACATAGCACACCCCTGAACTGCATATTCTGGTGGTCGTGGTCATAACAAAGTTTATCTTTGCTACCACACACTTCACACTTGTCACTGCTCGCCATTCTTTCTTGGTATTTTTTATAGGTTGTACCATATACTTTTTCTGCATAATGCTTTCTTCTTTTACGCAATATAGACTCGCCATTTTTAGCTCGCCAAGCATTCTCTCTTTTGTTCTCACACTTGTAGCATAAGTTTCTTCTACCGTGAGTGTGTCTACTACATTTTACAAATAGATTTAATTCTTCCTCAGTGTTTGCAGTAAGATTACAATCTTTACAGGTTCTTAGTGCGTCTGTTGCCACGTTTCACCTACCTTGTATTCACCGTCCAAAGGACAGTTTAAGTTAAAATATTTACCTGCTCGTACTATTGAACCAACTGCTAGACCTCCGAAGAAATCTGCTTGGTCTTCTCTGACTTCACACTGGAACTCATCGTGTACATTAAGTACAAACTTGTAGTCTATCTTGTATTGCTTTGCATACTCATCCAGAAGTATCAATGCTTTCTTCATTATGATTGCACCTGCACTCTGGAGTACAGTATTGAGTGCTGAATGTTCAGACCTTATATGTAGTTTCCTGTTGTCTAAACCTCTCACCCATCCCTTCTTAGCTTTCCTCTGGACATTAGTCCTAAGTTGTTTCAATGCCGGAGTATTATCAAGGAAGTTCTTCTGGAGTTGAGTGCCTAAAGATGCACCTCCTCCTGCCACGGAACCTAGTTTCAAAACACCTGCTCCATATAGAAACGCATAGATAAATGTCTTGGCTTGGTCTCTAGTTCTAAGTCCGGCTGACTTCTGATTAGCGGTATGTATGTCACCAGTAAGTATCTCATTGGTGTACTTATCATCATTCATATAGTGTGCTAACATCCTCAACTCTAGACCACTAGCATCTACACCCACCAGTTTGTACCCTTTAGGCACAGTCCATAGGTCACGACAGTCAGCACCATAGCCACCCTCAAATCCCCATAAGACATTGCCGTCCTTATCATACTTAGTCGCAGGGACTTGAGCACAGTTAGGTTTGGAGTGAGTCATTCGTCCTGTAATTGCACCACAAGAATTGACATTGCCGTGTACCCTTCCAGTATGCTCATCAATGGCTTCTACCCAACTCTTGACCATAGCTATACGCTTAGTGAGTGTCAAGTAATCCACAATCAATTGTGCCTCGGGTATATCCACAGACTTAAGAACCTTCTCGTCTACAATCACATTACCCTTATCAGTAAATGCTTTAGGTTTCCACCCGAAGTGCTGTAGATACTTAGCTATCTGCTGACGAGAACCAAGATTGAACTCAGGATACTCGTAGTAGCCCCAGTCATTATCCTTCTCAGTTAAAATTCTCCAGTGAGCACCCTTGTCTAGCTGTGCTTGATACCTCTTAGATATACTGCCATCCTTGTTGTGTTTCTTTTCTTTAGGATGTACGAGAGGCATCCATACAGGCAGAGGTTCAAATCTCTTATGCACCTCGTCCTCTATATCCAACACCTTCTCCTTCATCTCAGCTAGTAGTTCATAAGCACGCTCCTCATTTAGGACCATACCATTATCGGTCTGTTCTCTTATGATATCAGCAGTATCGTGTTCTAAGTCTACTGCCTCATCGTTGTCGTGCTGATGTCTCCACAGCTCCAAGTGTTTGTATAATGTTTTAGTGACTCGGACATCTTGCTGACAGTATTCCAACATCTCTTGGCTATACTCTTCCCATCCACCTTGATAGTCACCCTTGAGATTATGTAGTCTCTCACCCCAAACTCTTAGGGAGTGACCTCCATCAAGGCTAGGGTTGTGTAGTCTAGAAAGTACGAGAGTGTCCCGAAGATTAAAATCCCAATCCATCCCACTAAGCCTACGCAGAATAGGAACATCAAAGTTAATAATGTTGTGTCCCACAAGCGTATCGACATTCTCTGATGCCAACCAGTTTCGAAAATTTCCATTTGCTTCATCTCCTATGAAATTATAAATAGTAGACTCATCGTTATCGAGCATCGCACAGATGCAATGTACTCGAGTAGCTTGGAGTCCGTCAGTCTCTATATCAAAAAAAGCTTTCGACATCTTCAAGTACCTCCGTTAATCTACCTGTCTCGCTGTCGTACTGTAGCTTACAAGCCTTACCAGTTAAACCAGAGAACCTATTCTTTATAACCCTCAATGTAGTCTGGTTACGAATGATAGGGTCATCGTCCTGTTGATTGCGTTCTAGACCTATAACTATGTCAGATAACTGAGCGATTGCTGCGGAACCTCGAAGTTCTGAGAGGCTCACCTGTCCACCTTCTTCGTGAGGCTTACCCTGTGGTCGTCTCAAGTGAGATATAAGGAATAAGCCTACCCCAGTCTCCTGTACTATCTTCCTCAGCTTAGTCATAATGGCGTCAATTGCTTTGCGTTCATCTAAGATACCATCTTGGTCTGATACTACGATAGACAAGTGGTCTAAGACTATCCACTGACAGTCATAAGACTTAGCATAGGTTCTAATCACATTGAGTAGAGAGTCTTCCGACATACTACCGAAGTGGTCATAGAAATATACATTCTTATCACCGACAGACTTCTGCCATAGAGACTTCTTCTCCTTCGCACTCAACTCTCTCTCGAACTGAGGGATATGGATAGGAGCGTTAGCTTCAATAGACATCAAGCCTTTAACACTACGCTCAATCGACTCCTCCAAGTGAATGATTGCTAAGTTATCATCAGTAGTATTTAGAATGTAAGACTCTAGTTCCTTGACAACACTAGTCTTACCCATACCTGAGCCACTTGTTATAGTCACAAGTTCTTTGGCTCTGAACCCATAGGTTAGTTTGTTGAGACCTTGCCACGGATAATCTATGTTGACTAGGTTCTCGTCTTTAACTAAGTGTTCCCAAGTATCACTACCTTTAATGATACCGGCAGGAGTATAAGACTCTGCCGACCACCAAGCATTAGTAAACTCTTTGACCTTACCTGCCATCAGCATCTCACTAGCGTCCTTCATAGGTAGCTTACATATCTTTAGCTTACCGACAGAGATTATGTCTTGACAGGACTTAACAGCATCGAACCCTGCTTGGTCTTGGTCGAAACATAGTACTACATTATCAAAGGACTCAATGTATTCCAGATTGTCTTTGATATCTCGTGCTGATGATGACGCTCCGTTCTTAAGAGAGACCACCTGCCACTTGCCATCGAACATTTCTGAAATTGAGAGGGCATCTATTTCACCCTCACATATAGTTAGGTACTTACCTCCAGACCGGTTCGCATTCTGACCGAACAGACCCGAGCCCTTGTTAGTGCCTACGATTTGAAATTCTTTGGTAGCGACAGTTCTCTCTTTATATCCGAGTAGCCTATTGCTCTCGTTAGAGTCGTAGTATGGATAGTAGTGTTTCTCTATCTTACCTTCCTTATCGAATGCCACAGTAACACCAAACTTAGATGTAATTTTACTGGATATTCTTCTGTCTCTTATCGCAGAATTAGATACACCTCTCGGTGTTATTGTTTGCATAATACTTACCTCCTCATATAGTGGTTCACCGGTGAACTCCTCTTCTCCTTTGGAGTAGTGTCCACACTTATTACAATAACCGTGACCATCAGAATAGATAGCCAAGTTATCACCTGCTCTGTCCCCACCCGTCTCACGACAGGCAGGGCAGGGCTTGTGTTCTACGAATGTAGAGGGGTTATGCGAAGAACTCACTTGTCTCAGCATCAGCAGATTTGTACCCTTCGGTACGCTTCAATACTTTAACAGCAGTGAGGTAGGTAGCAACACCGTGTTGAGGGTGCTCCTGACCTGCTTTCCAAAGTACCTGTACTTCTGACTCTGCTCCGAAATCGTGACCGATTGCTTCACCATCGCCAGTCTTCACCATCTCAAAAGACAATGGATACTTTGTTGAAAACTTACGAGCCTTGTAAGACCCTCCGTCCTCAGTCTTGATAGTGCGAACCTTAACACCTGCATCTTCCAGTGTCTTGGCTTCTTTGTCATCAACGGAGACAGTAAGTGTGTACTTACCAGTATCCTCACCGTTGAATTTTTCTGTACTGTCTAGATAGACATACTTTGCTATACCTTTAGTTATCATAATTTTATCTCCGAGCCCTAGAAAAAGAGGACTAGTGTGACGGACTCAAAAGCACACTAGCCATATAAATATTATATCATAAAAGCGATTAGATGATACAGGGTGGATTTGAACCACCGCGACCCTACTTCTGTGTGTATACCCACTTCATAGCGTACTCTCTTACATAGTAACAGCTTGGTTAATTACGCCTTACCCACTAACTGAGTTACTGTATCTCTAATCACTCTTACTTAAGACTCAACTAAAGTGATAATCATTATGGTTATCTCTTTAATTGAATCTATAGTAATATTATATCAGAATATCAGCCCGAGTCTACAGAAATATCTTCTTTTTTTAAGGTGTCCTCGTCATCGAGCCAAGAGTAGGGACTAGAGTGATACTTACAGACAGAACACAGGTCTAAATATTTGGTTCTATCAGTAGGGTCTTTAGCTTTAGACTCCCATTCAGTTAATAGTTTATCACAACATTTACATCTCATTGGAAGTCCTCCTCACTTAGAATGTCTTTGTTCTCATAGCTAATCTCTACACCCTCAGAATTGAGGTTCACCGGTGAACTGCTATTTACCTCTGTCCTACCAATAGAGTAACCATATTTCATAGCATAGACCCTAGCGTCTACCTCGGTCATACCCTCTGCCATACAGTTACCCTCACCATCAGTCACAAAGTATGTATAAGCGGTCTTATTGTAAGCCTCCGCTAGTCTGCTTATTAGTGATTTCTCATTCACTAGACACCTCCTCTTTCTTTAACTGCTTGACATCTTCCCTGAGATTATCAACCTGCTCTTGTAGGTCTATGATTATATCTAGATATGTGTAAGGCTCAATAGCATAATCATAATTCTCTAAGCTCAACTTACCTCTGTCGTCAAAGATAGTTGAACCGTACTCACTTCTAATATCAAATTTTCTATCGACAGCATCATCAAAATCTCTGACATCATCTGAATATATACTAAATTCCATAAGACCTCCTAGTCTATTAGTGCCATATAGGCGTCAATATTATTCTCAATGAACCAATACTTACCATCATTGAAATCTTTATACAACTTCCTAGCTTCACCATAATCACCTATATTCCCTAACTCTATATGCTCGTGATAAGATGCCATCAGACGGTCATAGATAGCCAATTCTACGGGGTTTAACTCAACCTTGACTCCGGAGTAAGGGTTCTGTCTGAACTCCTTCTCTGGGGCTAACCACATATGCGTACCATAGGGTAGCTTTTCAGTTTTATTGTATCCCCAAGACTTGTATAAGTCCTCTCTTTTTACTTCCATTTCTTCCTGTGTCATATGTCCTCCTTGGACTTTAATTGTAAAGAGTATAGGCACTTCTTAAGAGTGCCCATAGTTTTTACAATTGCTTCATATTATCTCCTTGCATAAAGTAAATTAAATTTGTAATTACAAAGTGCTTTAATCTTGTGCTCAATTTCAGCGTACATTTTTTCAGTGCCTTCTAAATCTTTGTAATCTTTTAGCAACCAGAGTTGATGATGGGATTTAAACTTCTCATAGAACTCCTCCCTTGTGACATCGATAGTGCCCTCGCCCCAAGACTTCTGGACATTGATAGTCTTCTTGTTATCAGCCATCGACAACCTCCACTTCAACCATATCAGAGTTTGAATAGACAGCCTTAGAGCCCCAAGTATCCTCGTATGCCTCTCTTTGAGCCAGTGTGATAGCTTGACCCTCTGTCTCTGCCTGTACCTCTGTCCGTAGCACAGTGGTTACATCTAAAACAACTTCAAAAGTTTTCATAAGACCTCCTAGTCTTTTAGTTATTAAATTACAGCGAATGATATAGTATCACCGATGATATGTCAACTGGTTCACCGGTGAACTACTCAAATTATTTTATACTGTCTCCAAGTTAATTACAAATCCGCTTTTATCCTTCTTGCCTTTACCCTTAGCAGTAAGACCGACCACGACCCTTTGAGGGTCTAAAAATCTATGGTCTGTATTGTCTCCATTGATAACCCTGCGACCCTTAAAAGTCTTCGGTAAATCACCCTTAAAAACCACGGCTATGTTATGCACAGTCTCCCATATAGGTTCAAAGAGTTTTACATATTTTGGGTTAGCCTCCGAATAACTAAAGGTCAAATGATAGTTAGCAGGGACTTGTTTTTTATGCCATTTAACCTGCTTGGTATAATCGTAGAATTGAACCTCTGGAAATTCCTCTATGATTTTGGTGTAATTAATATCACTAATGACATTGAGCCTTATAGCCGGTTTTAGGTTCTCCCTCTTGCAGTCCTCTATAAAGGCATAGATATCACCTCTAAGCATAGCTAAGAAGCCTTGCCTGTTGTCTCTATAAAGCACAGTCTTACGGGTTCTGGCATTTATCACCGGTGTGAAGTTTCCACGCCCAGACGATACCAGACAAGGCTCTTTGCACCCTGCTAGCTCGGACATCGGACAAACATTAATACCCTCTATATGGTCAGCCGGCATAAGTGAGAGCCCGGCAATGATATACTCTTCATTGGTATCTGGTTTTTTAATCTTTGAGTTACTTCCTACACTCAAAAGGTTGTAGCTTTTTGTTTTCATAATTGCTCCTTTGGTTAATTGAGTAGTGCATAGAATACCAGACAGAGACAGAGGGTCAATAGGTATTACTAAAATTTTATATAGTGGTTCACCGGTGAACTGCAGACAAAAAAACCCTGCATTTAAGCAGGGTCTTTAGTGTTGCTAGGGTGTTACTTGCTAAAGGCTTTAATCTCAGCCTTAAGGTGCTCTAGCGTTGCTG